TCCACAAACTCCTCAGCAGTCTTAAACTTCCTTGCTTCTTTAGCAAGAGGTTCAAGAGAGCTTTCAAACATTTCTCCACTTGTTTTAATTTTAGGTGCTTCACCTCGTATCTTAGCTTTAATCTCTGGTGTTAGTTTTATACCTTGTTGGGTTGTGAGTTTTTGTGAGATGTCAAAGGGTTTCATTCCACTTGGAGCAACTTTCTTTAAGTATGCAATCGCTTCGGGAATTGTTTTGTTTGTAGCAAACCTCTTGTCGTTTATCACTGAATCAATATGACTTTTCGGCACTGCCTTAAACTTCCCATCTCCTAGTATGTCGGTGATGATGTAAGAGTTGTCTGACCGTCCCTCTCTCCAAATTGTCTTTCCGACTGACAATCGTGTGTCTTTCCAATTACCAGCGTGGAGCAAATCAGCACTACCGTATCTTTCACCAATTCTTAGAATATCTTGTTGCCTTTCGCTTATCGGCAACCCCATATCCAACTTCTCTATCTTAGCTCCTGTGAGGTCTTCAACGATATTCTTAACTTGTTTGTCATAGAGGTTATCAGCCCATTCACCACCGAACTTTAATCCTTTGCCAGAGAGAGTTCCACTTTGTTTTTCCATTATCTTGTCTGCTAGTCCTTTACCGAGGACTTCGTCAAGTTTTTTGCCAACAGCGTCTTGCTGAAACAATCTACTGCTTTGTTGCACAACGCCACCCTCATCTATTACCAAAAACTCTTTAGAGCCAGTTTTTGTTAATTGCATATCAACAGTTTTAATTGGTGTGTCTAGATTGCTTAAAGAAACCTTCTTACCTTTGTATTTTCTAGCGAAGTAATCGCTGGAGACCTTCCATTTCGCATAGTCAAGGTGGTTAGCCAAGTTATACCTAGCACTTGTTTGTTCTCCGTTTATCCAAGCGAAGTAATCGCTGTCGTTCTCTACTGCTTCTTTTAATGCTCGTTTAAGATGAACTCTATAAAACTCATTACCTTTCATATGTTTAGGTAGTGCGTCATATTGTGCCAAAGTAATGTTGTCTAATCCACCTAGTTCTTTTGGTTTGATATGTTGTGCTTCTTCCAAGAAAGTAATATCACCATATTTCTTGTTAGTATGTTCGTTTATTCTTAACCAACCATAGTTATTTTTTTCAGGAAAAGCGTGAGAGTAGAAACCCCTCTCACGATTTTGAAAGGAATCTAATAAACCTTGTTTGTCTTTGAATGCTCTAGTAATAATAGCCCCAGCGTCATTAACTGCATAATAACCATCAGCATCTTTTTTAATACGCACACCACTTGGCAATTCTGTTATCTTCTTCTCTGGTGCTGTAAACAATATCTCCTTATAGTTCTTACCTTCTGGGAGTTGGTATTGGGAGAATTTGGGGTTCTGAAGTCCAATTTCGTTACCCAATTTGTCAACTTTTGTGACTCGCACACTCTCCTCCAACCCCTNTAATTCAGGNGCAAAAGTCTTAGCCTCACCACTTATGCTTTGNCCTTTAATGTTNNNNAATTGGTTTTTGGTTACAATATAAGTTTCTCCATCTTGAAGAAGCACCTTATTCCCTTTCATCTCATAAGGTCTTAAAGCTAAGCCTTTAGGTAGTTCTACTTTGTTTCCATAAATATCTTTAGCTGGAACATCTCTTTTAAGCTGTATGTCGGGATACTTTTTCATTATGTCATCAGCAGTCATCCCTTTTGTGCCACGAAGTGTATCAGTAAATTCTTCTACTCCTTTAGAAATCTTTTGACCTACTGATTCAGTAATTTTTTTACTCACTTGCTTACCTACTCTCCTTAATCCTCCAGCAAATCCAAATGGGTCAAGACCAATTCCACCTTGTGGTTGTGAATAAAGATTAAGAGTTTCTTTACCTAAATGCATTCCACCAACTGGTGTCCTCTCTTCAGGGGGATGAAGGAATGAAGTTATCTTTTGTTGGATTGGAGTTTCTCTTCTTAATATCTTTCCAATAGGTTTGAAAAAACCTTTTAAGTTACCAAAGAACCCTTTATGTTGGTCAGGAATCATGTGTTGGGTAGTCTGAAATAACCCACCAAGTTTCTGTTTGATTAGTTGGTCGTTTCTACCTATTTGGTCTCTAAGACTTATTGGAGGCATTTGTATCTGTTAAATTTTTAACTGTTTCACTTATCACCTTGTCAGTTTCAGCTTTGCCTCTTGGGGTTTCACCAGATATTTCAAGTTGCTTTAGTATCTCTGTTTGTGCCCTTAGTGTTTCAAGGTCTTCAGGCATTTCTCCTCTCATGAGCTGTCTACCCTCAGGAGACATAAGTGGGTCTCCAAAAGTAGGGTCAACACCAGGGATAGTTTTATAAACTTGGTCTGATTGTAGTTTTCCAATTTCTCCTTTAAGTGATACGGATACTTTAGGAGGAGCAGGTGCTTCTTGGAAGTTCTCGTCAAAGTATTCACTAATAACAACATCATCCTTAAAGACCTCTAGAACATCTGTAAAGAACTTACCAATTTTAGCCCCAGGAACATCTTTAGCTTGGTTGAAGAGCAGAAGTGCTAATTGTTGTCTTGTTGTCTTGTCTTGGAGAGTTTCTATCTCCACATCAATGTCTATATTCCCCTGAATATCCTCATTGGAAACATTATAGAAACTTTCTGCACCAGNTTCTACTATTCTTATAGTGAACTCTCGGTCTAGGAACTTCTGTGCATAAGCCATCATTATTCTCCAAAACTCTTTCATAGAACTTTTAACTATTGAAATCTTATCCTCAACAACAACATCAGCTTCTCCTTTAGCAATGACAGCTCCTCTAGCTGTGTCAATTGAAAGTCCCGCAGCAGTTCCTCCGTCAGTAGAAAAATCTATAACTCCTGTGGATTGCTGAATATCACTTCTGATGATTTTCTCTTCATTGATTGAAGCGATAACCCCTTGCATGTCAGGAGTAATAAATTGAACTCCTGTTGGTGTATCAGAGTGAACAACCCAACCTCTTTTTTGAACTAACTCATCATCCCTAATATTAGCAGACCTTTGAACAATTTTAATGGGGTCAATGTTTTGTGTAACAGTATCCATTCTCTGATTCCTAGTGTCATTAAGTTCGTTGAATAGACTTTCGTTAGGTTCAATATCTCCAATGGGTGAAATCTCTTGAGGTTCAATAGAAGAGGGAAGAAACACGGCAGGAGCAATGTTGTCTATTATTTCTGCTACAGGGTTGGGGTCATCTCTAAGTAGCCACTTACCATTAGCTACAACCATTAAGACTTTTTTCCCATCNTTAATCCCCCAGAACTCTTTAATGTTTATCTTTTTCTCTACACCTTCTCCACCTGATTTTCCAGAACTTTCTCCACTTCTAAAAATTTGTCTGACTTGTGCTAGGGTAGATGACTTTTCTGAATCACTATGTTCTTTAACTGCAATGTTAACAAGTTTTTGGTTGTAGTTCTTATTCCTTTTAAGCATTTCAGGAGTAGCCTCATAATCAAAAATCAACCACTCAAGTTTTCCGTACATGACATCCCACATGGTAGCTTTAGGGTCAAATGCTACTCTGTCTACTGGAAACATTTGTATCTTATATCCTAGCCATGGCTTAGCCTCCTCTTCTTTTTCTACATCCCAAAGTATTCTAGCCCAAGAAGCTCCAACGATTCTAGACTCCTTAATCCACATCCTATAAAAATCCTTAAGGTTTAACTTCCTTTGAAGGTAGTTGGCTAAAATAGTTCCTACTCTCGCTGCTTCTGAATCTTGCTCTCCTTCAGGAGTAACATGAATGCTTTTCATTGCATTAACTATCTTGGCTACTTTTCTTTCTACTATCCTATGTGGTTCAGGAATAAAAAGTTTGGAAAGTCCCCTGTAATTCTTTTTAGATTGTCTTCCACGATAAAGAGAATAATATCTTGAAAACCTTGAAACTTCACCAGTTCTTGCGGACTTTGAAGTTTCAAACCTTTTAAGAACAAACTGAACTTTCTCTTGAGAGTTCTGTGTTATGTTCCCTTCCTCTGCAAATTGTTCTTCTCTAGCCATAATAAATAAAACGATACCAGTCTTAATGACCTATCGCTTCTAGTGTGCATTATTTAGTATTTAATTATTCAGATATTCCCTGAGTTCTGTTGATTCTGTGAGGAAGCATTACAATTTCCACCTTGTGTTATAGCCCGTAAGTGCAAACCAACAGGACTCAAAGAACATCTAATACCCCGTAAATTCATTTGTTTCAAACATCACTGGACTTTCTGTAGTGGGGTCTAAGTATCTAGGTTCAAGAAGCATAAGCCTATAAAGACATTCCATCATGTGGTCATCTTTATCTCTGGGTTTCTTCTTAGGCTGTCTCCTATCTTGCATGATAGGACTCCACTCATCCCAGATATACCTTTTGAACTCCCAGTCAGTCCTAGTGCATGTATTAAAAACATAAAGTTCTGGGGCTTTTACTATTATACTATCTTCTACACCATAAGACAATGCCTGTTGCACTCTAAGAATACCTGATGACAAATCTTTAGAGGCTTTCTCAAAGTAAAGTCCAAGTTTTGCTAACTGTTCTTGTAAGATAGGCATGTCTTTATTCTGGTCAGGAACATAAGCCATGGGGTCAATAATTCTCATTCTGATGTTCCAACCTTTCTCTTGTTCTTTAGCTCTAATTAAAGCCACCATTTCTTCAGGAGAGCCTGTTGTAAATAACTCATCAACAATATATTTAGTTCCATTCCTGTCTACTGCTAACCACATTACTGCATGAGGAGTTCTGGGGTGAGGGTCTAAAGCACAATAAACAGTGTGGTGTCCTGGATTAAGATTAAAAGGTTCTATCCAATGAACTCGCTGTTGATAACTCTTGTAGACTAAACCTGCAAGGTGCATAAACCTACCTTTAGTTCTAGCTTCTCTCTCGTCTTCAGTATATTCTGCAATCATTTGTTCTATGTTATCGTGTTCTAAAATTCCTCTTGTTCCGTGTTTTTTACAATTATCCTCTACTTCAGCGTAAGTGACAGTTTTCTTTGTCTTTTCGTCTAAAATAAGTTCATCATAAATCCAAGCACTATCTGATAGTGGGGTCATAGTTATGTAGATAGTTCCTCCAAATCTAAACCTAGCTACTGAAGCAGCATAAATCTTATAAGGTGGTGGCTCATCAAACCATATCCAATCCAAAGTAACAGACTCAAACTCGGCTGGGTCTTGCTCATAAGTCATTATATCAAAACTATGGTCATTGACTTTCCATTGAGATTCAAAAACCTTTCCTCCTTTAGAAGTAGTCCATTGTCCTTTAGGAAACCACTTTTTAAGTTCAGGAACAATGTTAGCTTGGATGTTAGTTCCTGTTGAAACTATCCTACCTCTTGAACTTTTAGGGGAATTTCTAAAAAAATCAGTATCAAACCATTTGTTGTAAATTGGGCAAGTCATGTGAGCTATGACATTAGCCATGTTGCCTGTCTTGCCTACTCCGTTAGCAGCCGAGAATATCCTTATAAAAGAGTCTTGGTCATTAAATTCTTTTTGTTTTCCGTTAGGAACAAAGTATCTATACCTCTCCTCTTTCTTCCTTCGGGCTAGTTCCCTCACTGCCCTCTGTTGCCTCTGTGATAATTCCTTGTAATTCTTCATCTGAAGGTGTTATCTCTTGTAGTTTAATCTCATGTTCTTGTTTGAGAGAGAACTCATTTTTTTTCTTTCTCTCTAAGAACCTTAGAGCTAAATCAGGATTTCCTTTTATTCCTCTTACTACTGTACTTCTAGCTAATAGAATAGGGTTTTCTTTCAAATGCTCTTTTCTGTCTAAAAACTCAGGATGCTCATTTAGATAAGTGTAAAGAGTCTGCCTAGATATATCGCTAAATAAACACGCCTCAATATCAGTACAACCCCAAGCAAAAGCCTCTTCCAATTTAGACAGCAC